ATTAAATCAAAGTACAACAGGTAGTGCCGCAACTCTTACAACAGGAAGAACATTAGCCATTACAGGTGACTTGGCTTACACAAGTCCAAGTTTTGATGGATCTACAAATGTGACTGCCGCAGGAACACTTGCCACAGTTAACACAAATGTAGGATCGTTTACCAATGCAACTCTTACAGTAAATGGCAAGGGTCTAATTACTGCCGCATCAAGTGGAACTGCCCCAGTTACATCGGTAACTGCAACAAGTCCAGTTGCATCAACTGGTGGAGCAACCCCTGTAATTTCAATGCCAGCCGCAACTACTTCTGTAAGTGGCTATCTTACTTCTACCGATTGGACTACTTTTAACAATAAAGGTTCTGGGACAATTACCTCAGTAACGGGTACTGCCCCAGTAGTATCTAGTGGCGGCACAACTCCCGCAATTAGCATGGCGGCGGCTACTACATCTGTAAGCGGTTATTTAACGTCTACTGATTGGACTACCTTTAACAACAAAGGGTCAGGTACTGTAACGAGCGTTGCGGCAACCGTCCCATCGTTCCTGTCTGTCTCTGGTTCACCAATTACAACAACTGGCACATTAGCAATTACATTGTCTGGTACTGCGTTGCCTGTTGTGAATGGCGGTACAGGTGTTACAACTTCTACTGGAAGCGGTAATGTTGTCCTTTCTACTAGCCCAACACTAACAACACCAGTTTTAGGTACACCGACTTCTGGCACTTTAAGTAATTGCACAGTTGATGGCACAGATGCCGTTGGGTTTAGAAATGTGCCTGTCAACTCACAGTCTGCCAATTACACATTGGTGCTTGCCGATTCTGGCAAAACCATATTGCATCCATCAGGTGATGCCAATGCTAGAACATTTACTATTCCATCAAATGCAAGTGTGGCGTATGCAATTGGCACAGTAGTTACGTTTATCAATATGACTTCGCAAGTGGTAACTATTGCTATAAATACTGACACTATGTATTTGAGTTCTGCTGGCACAACGGGATCAAGAAGTTTGGCGCGATATGGTTCTGCAACAGCATTAAAAATAACCTCTACCAATTGGCTTATTTCTGGAAGTGGTTTGACATGAGTGGTTCACAGCAAGCGGTGTACATGAACCATCGTTCTTTTGCACCACCAACACCAGTACCAGTAATAGCAGTTAGTAGTGTTGGATTTCCTTATATACAAGTTTATCCTTGGAGTTCTGGCTTTGGTACTAAGTACACCAATCCTGCTACGTTGCCAGGCTCAAACGGTCGTGGTGTTGCATTTAGTCCTTCTGGTGCAGACATAGCTGTTGCTCACAGTAGCTCACCGTTTATATCAGTTTATCCGTGGTCATTTGGTTTTGGTACAAAATATGCTAATCCTGCTACGTTGCCAGGCTCAATTGTGGGTAACGCGGTTGCATTTAGTCCTAGTGGCGCAGACATAGCTATTGCTCATTTTTCAGCACCTAATGTATCGGCTTATCCTTGGAGTTCTGGCTTTGGTACTAAGTACACCAATCCTGCTACGGCTCCAACAGGTGAAGGTTTGGGTATTGCATTTAGTCCTAGCGGTGCAGACATTGCAATTGCTCACAGTAGCTCACCGTTTATATCTACTTATCCTTGGAGTTCTGGCTTTGGTACAAAGTACGCTAATCCTGCTACGATGGTACCTTCTAGGGGTTTTGGTGTTGCATTTAGTCCTAGTGGCGCAGATATAGCTGTTGTCAACCAAACCACGCCTTATATACAAGTTTATCCTTGGTCATCTGGTTTTGGTACTAAGTACGCTAATCCTGCTACATTACCAACAGGTAATGGGCGTGGTGTTGTTTTCAGTCCTAGTGGTGCAGACATAGCTGTTTCTCACTTTACTTCGCCTTTTATATCAGTATATCCTTTTACTTCTGGCACTGGTTTTGGCACAAAGTACGCTAATCCCGCTACTTTGCCAACAGGCAATGGAAATGGTGTTGCATTTAGTCCTTCTGGTGCAGACATAGCTGTTGCTCACGTTACTTCACCTTTTATATCGGTCTATCCTTGGTCATCTGGCTTCGGTACTAAATATGCTAACCCTGCTACCTTGCCAGGGTCGGAGGGTACTTGTGTAACATTTAGTCCTTAAAAGAAAAAATATGAACAAACATGAAATTTTAAAAGACGCACTTGTTGCAAGAGAACAAGAAATTATGGGTTATCAAATTAACATTGATAACTATGCTCTTGCAATTGAACACATCAAAGCCAGCGGTGATGAAGACTTAGCAGATTTCTGTCAAAAACTAGAGGCGCTGTTGGCATCGGAAAAATTAGAGCAAAAGAAAGCCAAGGTTATGCGTTTTGTTGTCCAACAGCAATTAGGAGAAGATTGATGTATGCACAGCAACTTGATGGGGCATGGCGTGAGTTGGCTGGAAACATTCGTTTTTCGCCAGACATTTTCCAAACGGCTGAGTCTTTGTCAGATGAACAACGACAAGAACTTAATGTTTATTTTATTGAGGATGCCCTACGATCAGAACTTACAAACACACAGAAGTATGGCGATCCCGTTTTTACAATTAGCGGTGCAATAGTAGAAAGATCGTACCCAGTTGTAGATAAGACAGACGAGGAAATACAAGCAGAGTCTTTAAGCAAGGCAGAGGAAGTGCGAACTGAACGCAATCAAAAACTAACAGACTCAGATTGGACGCAGTTAGCAGATGCTCCTGTGGACAGAACGGCATGGGCTACTTATCGCCAAGCATTGCGTGGTATTCCCATTCAATCAGGGTTTCCTTATAGCGTAGTTTGGCCTGATGCTCCATAACTAAACAATGTCCAAGGCAATTGATAAATTACAAACAGAGATGATATTGGCACATATTGCCAAGAAAAGGAAACCAGTGACCCCAGACCTACAAAAGTATTACGAAGATCGCTTCTCAATGATGGGAAGTGATGGGTGGAAAGACTTGGTGGAAGATATTGACACCATGATCTCATCGTTGAATAATATATCTGTTATCCTTGACGAACAAAGCCTACAATTCAAAAAAGGTGAACTTTCTATACTTACTTGGCTGAAAACCTTGAAAGAGGCAAGCGAGAGAGCATACGAGGAACTTGATGAAAAGAATGTTTGATTTTGCCTGTGCAAACGGGCATAAAACCGAAAGACTGACTGATTATGAGTCGATCAGTTTTAGGTGTGAATGCGGTGAAACAGCCAACCGCATTCTTTCTGCTCCCAACTTCAAGTTAGAAGGGTGGTCTGGTTCTTTCCCATCAGAGCATGGAAGGTTCGAGAAAAAACACCTGGATCAGTTGAAGTGGGAGCAAAAGCAAAACTCATAAACAGCAATGTCGAGTTGATTCTCCTACAACCGAAAACGGCAGGAAAAGGGAAAATATGTTGATTGATAATGAACCTGAGATGAAAAGTGAGTTGGAAGCTGAAGAATCCAAGCTATCTGACACCATTGCGCCAGCAAGCCCTGGACTCCCTGATAAATACAGGGACAAAAGTCTGGAGGACATTGTTCGGATGCACCAAGAAGCTGAGAAGCTAATTGGCAAGCAAGCGCAAGAGGTTGGAGAAGTAAGGAAGTTGGCAGACGAACTCATTAAGCAGAACCTCAGTTCAAAGCAACAACCTATTAGAGAGGAAGAGCCTGAAGTAGATTTCTTTGAGAATCCACAGAAGGCAGTTCAGAAGACTATCGATAATCATCCTGATGTTCTCGCCGCCCGTCAAGCGGGTGTGGATTTCAAAAGGATGCAGATTCAGCAAAAGCTAACGCAAGATCATCCTGACTACAGTCAGATTGTGAATGACCAAGATTTTGCGAATTGGGTGAAATCATCGCCTGTTCGCATTGGTCTGTATGCAAAAGCAGATGGTGAGTTCGATTATGATAGTGCCAATGAACTGTTGTCTACCTACAAAGAATTGCGTGGCGTAAAACATAAGCAGACTGAGCAAGCGGGTGAAACCGCCAGGAAGCAAAATATGAAGGCCGCACAAGTAGATGTTGGTGGAACTGGTGAGAGTTCAAAGCGGGTATACAGACGGGCTGACCTGATTCGGCTGAAGATGACCGATCCTGCTCGCTACGATGCGCTGAATGATGAAATTCTTACAGCGTATGCAGAGGGACGGGTCAAGTAACTTAACTTTCGTTTCTAAGGAGAAACATCATGGCATTTCCTACCCCTGCGGTAACCACGACTACCGCCGCTACATTCATTCCTGAAATTTGGAGTGATGAAATTGTTGCCGCATACAAGAAAAACTTGGTGCTGGCAAATTTGGTGATGAAGATGAACTTCAAGG